CCCACCGCGTACCGGTACTTGAGCTGGTCGAACGGGTGGTGGTGCTCAAAGAGGGGCAACTGGTGATGGACGCGCCGAAAGCGCAGGCGCTGGGGCAAAGTCGAATGGCCGCGCAGGCCAACACGCGGGAGTGGAAAAATGAAAACCAGTCAGCCTGACGCAACGCCGGACGCGCTTGACGACAGCCGCGAGCGCGAATTTTCGGGTGCCAGCCGCATCATCTGGCTCACCGGGATCTTGTGCCTGATCCTCGCGGTGTGGGCGTGGTTCGGCATTCTTGATGAGGTTTCGACCGGCACCGGTAAGGTGATCCCCAGTTCGCGTGAGCAGGTATTACAGTCGCTCGACGGAGGAATTCTCGCCGAGCTGATGGTGCATGAAGGCGATCAGGTACAGGCGGGACAAGTGCTGGCGAGGATGGACCCCACGCGATCGGAGTCTAACGTCGGCGAAAGCGCCGCCCGCTATCGCGCGTCGCTGGCCTCCAGTCAACGCCTGACGGCGGAGGTGAGCGATAAGCCGCTGGTCTTTTCTGACGAGCTGAACGGCTGGCCGGATCTGCTCGCCTCGGAAACGCGGCTCTATACCAGTCGCCGCGCGCAACTCGCTGATGCGCAGTCTGAGCTCAAAGAGGCGCTGGCGCTGGTGAATAAAGAGCTGGCGATCACCGAGCGACTGGCAAAAAGCGGGGCTGCCAGCCACGTCGAGGTATTGCGTTTGCAGCGGCAAAAAAGCGACATCGGCCTGAAGCTCACAGATTTGCGCTCGCAATATTACGTCCAGGCGCGCGAGGCGTTGTCCAAAGCCAACGCCGAAGTGGCAATGCTGTCCGCCATCATTAAGGGACGCGAAGATTCGGTGACCCGCCTGACCATTCGCTCTCCGGTTCGCGGTATTGTGAAGAACATTCAGGTCACGACCATCGGCGGCGTGATCCCGCCAAACGGCGAAATGATGGAGATTGTGCCGGTTGACGATCATCTGCTGATTGAGACGCGCCTGTCTCCGCGCGATATCGCCTTTATCCATCCCGGTCAGCGCGCGCTGGTCAAAATCACCGCCTACGATTACGCCATTTACGGTGGCCTTGAAGGCGTGGTTGAAACCATCTCGCCGGACACCATTCAGGACAAAGTAAAACCAGAAATCTTCTACTACCGCGTCTTCATCCGTACCCATCAGGACTATTTACAAAATAAGCTGGGACGCCGCTTTTCTATCGTACCGGGCATGATTGCGACAGTGGATATAAAAACAGGTGAAAAAACCATCGTCGACTATTTAATCAAACCATTCAATCGGGCGCGAGAAGCGCTGCGCGAGCGGTAAATCCTTGAGGATTAGGCTGGAAAGGGCTGTCACAAGTCTGTTATACTTGTCTTAACACATTGGGGCTGATTCTGGATTCGACGGGATTTGCGAAACCCAAGGTGCATGCCGAGGGGCGGTTGGCCTCGTAAAAAGCCGCAAAAAATAGTCGCAAACGACGAAAACTACGCTTTAGCAGCTTAATAACCTGCTCTGAGCCCTCTCTCCCTAGCTTCCGCTCTTAAGACGGGGATCAAAGAGAGGTCAAACCCAAAAGAGATCGCGTGGATGCCCTGCCTGGGGTTGAAGCGTTAAATCTAATCAGGCTAGTCTGGTAGTGGCGTGTCTGTCCGCAGGTGCCAGGCGAATGTAAAGACTGACTAAGCATGTAGTACCGAGGATGTAGGAATTTCGGACGCGGGTTCAACTCCCGCCAGCTCCACCACTTTTGATAGGACCAAAACCGGACAGCGGCAATAAAAACAGCCACTTACGGACACTGGCCAGACAGTGCGCAGACCGAGAAAAGACAAAAATATGCACGTAAAATGCACGTGCACTTTAAAAGAACCCCAGATTTCACGATCTGGGGTTTTTCTATTTGTAACTAAGGGTAACAAAAACACCTCACCATTCCGCGTTTCGACAACCTTGACACTGATTATTTACACAGTATAAATTAACTGTATATCCAACCAGTAAAAGAGGGAAGGTAAAAATGTTTGTTGAGCTGGTTTATGACAAGAGAAACGTTGCCGGGTTGCCAGGAGCAAGTAACATCATTCTGGCCGAATTGACGAAGCGGGTGCACCGGATTTTTCCCGATGCCGAGGTGAAGGTAAAGCCAATGCAGGCTAACGCCTTAAACAGCGACTGCACCAAAACTGAGAAAGAACGGCTGAACCGCATGCTTGAGGAAATGTTTGAAGAATCTGATATGTGGCTGGTGTCAGAATAAGAGCATTGTTTTGTCATATTGCATATGTAGAATCCGCACCGGCTGGCAATCATTCAATACTCGCACTATCGAACGTTCGCCAGCCGCCGTCCGTTCCTGCATACGACGAACAACGGCAACTTTTTTCAGGCGCATTTACTGGTGACATTCTTTGTCGTAACCCCCGAAGAGGCGAGCTTAAGCGCCCGGTTAAATGCAACAACTGTCACGGGTTTTTCCTCTGCTTTAACTCGATTAGAATGACTCTGGAAAACATAAACATCATCAGGATAAATTTCCCTTCTGCGTAAAATTATGTTTCGAACCGGCGAAGGAGCTATTATATTTATTTCCTTCAATCTTCCTCTTTGCTCAAAGGTCAAATTACTACCAACCAAGTTAGTATAGCGAAGCATTCTTACCCTTCCGATACCAACTGGTAAATAGTGAAGGCACACCCACAAATCGGCCCATGTATCACTGATATCCAGTAATCTATGGTTGATTGATGCAATCTCATAAAACGTAAGCAAATCCCTCTCCCCTCATTTTACGCAAGAAAATCCTTCTATATTGTTTACTACAGACTGATAGACGATATCCACTAGTTACCTAAATTGAGCTAAATTTTTATAATGATTACCAGCCTTCGGATACGCAAACATTACAGGTTTTAGTATGCCGAAATGGACTATCATGCCCGGTTCGACACAGTTTAATACAGGCGGAAACTATCAATATTTAACACTGAGTATCTAGCTGATTTTTAAAACTCAGAGTTCACGGGCTGTATGTTGAACGCAAAAAAGGGGCCAACTGGCCCCTTCAGTTAATTAACCCTTCAATGCAGTTTTCAACATTTCGATCTCTGCCTTCAGGTGTTTCACATACCCCAGCAAGTCCATCACGATCGGGTTGTTGTCTACAGATGGCCGATCGCGAGTTTCCGCCCCAATCTTGTTACCGTCGTCATCCATGATATCGGCGATTTCTTCAGAGTTGTGTTTGATGTATTGCGGCGCCACCTTCTCGGCCTCTTCCGCGATAATCCCGAATCGCAGGCGTTCTTGCTCGTCGTCGTTGTACACGAAGTTAACCATGCGAAGCGCGTCAATGCGGTTTACTGCTTCCGCAAGGTCGGCATCTTTTATGTCGCGCTTATATGCCAGACCCGATGTACCCTGAAGCGCTAATGTGCCGCTTGAGTACGGCATGTTAATAACCAATTGCCCCACGTTCGACTGCGCGCGGTTACGGGCAATAAATTGCAAGCCTGATGTACCATTAAGCGACATTATCCACGTTTTTCCAACGGCATCGGCGTTTGCCGTATTCTGGTCACGAAGCCCTACGGCAATAAATCGGTCTCCGTTGGAAAATAACCCCCCAGAAAGGCCGATTTCGGCTTGCGTGATGAATTGACCGCTAGGGGTATTAGGCTTTATAAATCCAGCGTGGTTAAATGACCATGAAGCCGAAGCGTCTGTGCTCCATGCTTCTATTACGGCACTCACATCTCTGAAACCGGAAGAATACGTGTTATGCGATACACTCAGTGACCCACGCGCCACTTCTACACCGGCGATTTTATAAGAGCTAATCACATTACCGCCGCGCGTTAATACTCCGGGGCCTGGTGCTTCTGCGTCCTCGTTAATAACGCTCCACAACGTGTTAGCCGCCGTAAACCCGCCGGATGCGCGGATGATCCAGACACCGACAAAAGAGTTAGGCCATACCTGGTTAGCGCTACGCCCATATACAGGGTTACTGTCGGAAGCTTTAAATGATAGCAACTGCAACGCAGTGGCTAGCGTGCCGTTGAGGCTAATAGGTCCGTACTGTCCTGTTGTTCCGGTTGATGTGGAGAACGCGCCACCACTCCCAACCAGGTTATTATTTAATTCTCCCGCTGGCGCTCGAACTTGCCGGAAGTTTAATGTACCGGCAATGTCAGGTGCGGCGCTTTCGTATACATTGCCCGCTGGCAATAATCCACCCTGATCGCCCCGACCAAATAGCCCCGGAATTGACCCGCTTTGAACACCGTTAAAGTCTGGCACCCTGAAAGTAGTCGATCCATCGCCGTTTGAGTAGTTGCCTCGCTTCCCAGGGTTAGCCAACCAATCGGCATCGTCGATCGGCGTGTGCATTTGCGCGTGCACCCATAGTTCAGGCCAGTCGGCACGGTTAAGGATCTGCCCGTCCGACACCACCGCCCACGCCGGAGTAAAGGCGCGACTGGTCCACAAAATCGGCATACCCACGCCGAAGTTTTGTACCCCGTTCATGGTTGGCCCGGTTCCACCTCCGCCAGATACATAGTTCTCCACCCAACGTTGCGTCGTTGCGTCATATGGGTTTACCGGGTCTCCCGCTAACGGGGTTGACCCGATCGGGCGAACGTTAAGCCAGGCGGCGGCACGGTCCGCCAGGTCTGACAGGTTCAGCGATTTAACGAGTGCCTCAGCAGGATTGTGAGATGCCGCTTCTGCTGCGGATTTCTTCGCTTTCTCCGAATAGTGAAGCGCTGAATATTCGTTACCTGTTACCGGGCTATCCTCCGGATTAAGCGCATATTTTCGAGCCAGCTCCTTATAGCCTTCAGCATTCGTTTCGCTCTGGGCAGCCTCAGTGGCTGAGCCTTGCGCGCCGGTTGCAGCAGTGGATGCAGTCTGCGCATCAGTTGATACCTGCTGAGCAGTGTCAACGACCGTGTTTTTATCGGCTTCAACCTGCTGCGCATCCTGTTTGATTTGTGCAGCAAGTTGATCGAGATACTCAACATCCAGTGTGTTCAGAATGTTTGCAATACTTAACCACGAGGGGCCAGTGAAGGAGGAGCCATCCGGTAACATGACGGTGATATGACCGTCCACACTGAATACAGCCTGCCAGTTTTGTTTGTCGTAGTTCAGCCCACGCAATGCCTCGGTGCTCTGCACCACCAACGCCGCCGTAATCTGGTTCTGCGTGGCACGTGGTACTGCGTTCCACGCGGAACCTTGCTGTGTAGGACCGGGATATTTGCTGATGAGGGTGATTTCAGTATCACCTTCAACGGACTTAACCGGCAGCGTATAAGTTACACCCCCAACGGTAGCGACAACGAAATCACCGGCGGTCAGTTCCGTGGAAAATGAGGTGCCTGCCCCGGAGACCAAATCTGAGTTATTGGTCAGGGTTAATGTTCCTGCTGACATAGTATTTCCTCAATACATGGGGGGAAGGACAAGGATCGGCATTGCGATGTTCTGGTTAAAATTATTGTTAAAGCCCTGGTTGTAATAATTACCAACAACCCGACTAAGCCCGGCGCGGATATTACTCCCGGACCGAATCATTCCCTTAAAGCGCACATTATCGTAGTCACCAATCTTGCGGCTATTTGACCCGACAAAACATAATTGCGTAAAGCTGGTTCCGACTGTCTGGTTACTGTCGGACACGGTAAGAAGGCGTTCGTAAATAAACGGTCGCTTGAGTGTGGAAAATGTCACCTGCCCCGCTGAGTTGGTCATGGTGATACCGTCCCCACCAACCGGAGCGGTATTATTGAATATAACCAGGTCTAATGTAACACTCCCTGTAACGTCATCGGCCCCGGTGTAATTAGTATCCCGCACAATAATATTGGTGCCGTCGAATCCTACTGATACACCGCCATTATCCCAGCGGGCGAAGGGTATCCCGCTTACAGGAAGGGCGCGGGACCCGTTCACAACCCACTGCCCAACCCACGCACATGTCATTAATTTTGCGTTGTTCGATATAGCGGTGAAATCGGTAGAGTCAGCCACCAGCAGGCCGGTGTTATAAGTTCCAGCTGGCAATATCTCAAGAACCGTGCCGCGCCAGTCCTGCGGGGTGAGGTTGTAACCGAACTGAGGACCGCCGTTAATGATTACTCCGCTATTTCCATTTCGTGCAACTGACGCCATTGATACTGGGATTTGAAGAAATACCTGGTTATCGATGATTTCCTGGACTTCTGCCGGCTTCGTTGGTACGACAATCACCTGTGACCCTGGTGTTAGCGGGGTGCTTATTGTCATTTGATTACCGGCCGTACCGCGCCCCGAAAAGTTCGTACAAAAGGACGGGGCACGAAGCCCCGCTGTAATCGCCATCACCGGGCGACCATCGTTATAATCAATCAGAATACCTTCTGGCATAATTCACCTACCATTTACCGACAACGACGCGCCCGCCACCAGACAGATTCACAGTAATTCCATTGCCGTTAATAACGACCGTATTGTTCACACCGTTAAATGCAAACTGGCCGCTGGTCGCATACAGTTTCCCATGGAATTCACAGTCACCACTCTTATCAATATTCCAGCCACGTGTTCCGGCGAGAAAATTATTGGATCGGATATAGCTGCCAATTTTAGCGTTGGTGATACTGGCATCCTGAATAAGAGCATCGCGGATAAATACCTGTCCGTTATAGACGAAGAAGGCGGCGGTGTAATTTCCCGGATCGCTACCAGAATAAATGCCGAACTGATCAGCAGCAAAAACCACCGTGGATTTATATGTGCTGCCAGATGGCTCGATGGACATACCAAACCCGGTGTTATATTTCACACCGTTTCTGACAATACCAAGGTTCAGTGTGTACGACGCTTTCGCAGTACCATCGTTGTTCACTTCGGCTGTTAATTTCTGATTTACAGCCGCCATCAGTTCCCCATCCGGCCCGATCTGCGCCTGTACATAATCAGCCAGTTCAGCTAATGCGCCATCCAGATTTGCAACCGTAGTGGTCACCGTCATAACTTCGGCTTTGACTTCACCATACTGCTCAAACTGACGCTGAACTGTACCGTGATTGGCGAGGGCATTTTCCATTATGCCTTCAAGGTTTGTATCAACCCCGCCTTTAACGTTCTGGAACGCTTCGGAATTCTGAACAGAATCATCAATGAGGTCGATCAGGCTTCCTGTATCCATTGAGCACAGAGCTGGAACTTCGATAAATGCAGAAGCACCGAATGCGTTAATGGTCCTGATATACCAGTAATAGGTATGCCCGACCTGTAACTGATTGCTGGTCCATGTGGTACCCATCCCCTCTCTGCTGGCGTTGTCCTCAACGATTTCAGTTGAAGTGCCCGACAGTTGCGTCTCACCTGATGTCCAGAAGTCGAACTGGGTGGAAACGTTGGTGATTGCAGCAAGGCGGGGGATCATCGTCACCGCAAAGAAACCCTGCTCAATATCAACATGCGAGGGCGGCGGCGGCGCTTCAACACTGAACTCAAGATAAGCTTCAGGCGATTCAGCCCCCATCTGATTTACCGCTGAAACATGCGCCGTGTAGGTATTCCTTGGCAACCCAGTCAGACGAGTGAAAGAACCCGGCACCTGAGCAGAAAGCACCATCTGGCCATTTCGACGAATGACGACTTTGTTATAGACAACCTGCCCGATATTTTCCCAGGACAATATCCCCTGAACCACCTGACCGATTTCTTCTACGGTATATTTCATGTTCTGCGGCTGGGCAACACCACCGGACGGTAACTGAGTGAATGGAGGACGCTCAATAGGCTTACCGACAGCATCACCCCATACATCAGCCGTTTCCTGTTTCAGTGTCAGTTGTACGCCGTTCTGTACACCGAATTTCCAGTCCGTCACCCGCATCTCAACGTTCACAATGCCGATAGACGGGAAATTGACTTTCACGTACATCCCAGGGCGATATCGGTAGCCGCTGAGATTCAGCGTAACGTTCATCGTTCTGGCAATACGGGTACGCTTTAACTTCACATCAGCCAGGCGCTGCGCCTGAAACTCACTCGTCACAAATCGCAGTTTCATATCCTGCGAGATTTCGACGCCGTCCTCCGCCACCCACTCGCTTACAGATACGGATGGAAAGTCAGCTTCAGTAAACCCCTGCTGCGGATCGACGAAGGTTCCCTTAATAGTGTTAACACGCTCAGACTGGGAGACTTCCGGCATGATTTCGATATCACCGGCCAGCTGGCTTTCGGTGATCACTTCCGTTGCCGGGCCATAGTACGCACCAACCAGCAAACCATGCTTGCCGGCGATATAGGTCACGTCACCCGCACAGGCCGCAAGCATCCCCTCCAGAATGCTCACCTTGTTTTCGCTGAGGTCAAATTCGCCATTGATCGTGTAGCGTCTTTCGACGGTATTACCGCCAGTGATCACATCCTCATCGCAGATGTTGGCGGCTTCCTGAAACTGATCCCAGTTGATGTCTGAATCAGGAACCTTCAGGTAGTTGCGGTAATAGTCCAGGATAACCAGCGCCGCGTTGTTACTGTATCCGGTCAGGCCTGTTCTCGGGTCGTATACGACGCGCCCAAACTTCTCTACCTTGATATTGGGAATACCGGACGGGAATTTCTCTGCGCTGAATTTCAGGGAGACACGAAGCCATGTGATCCCCTTACCGATCATGTCATTTTTCCATGACGGGCAGTTCGACAGCATGAACGGATCAGCGGTCTGCCGGTTCGTGTGCAACTGGAATGATGCATGCTCGGGATAACTGCTGATGGGTTCGTCGCCGAGCCATACCGTTCCGATGCTGGATAATGAATGCCCTGCGAGGGCTACCGCCAGATGCAGCATCTCCCCGTCAGCCTGTTCGCCTGGCTGCTCTTCTGAAAAGAACAACGTACCGGCGGCAGTGGTACGTCCATACACAACCGTTTTGGCGCTGGCCGCTGCACGAAGAACCTGTTTACGTTCTGATGTGTCACGGTATGAATCGATGGATGGTTTTTTGGTGAGTGCCTGAGTTGCAACCTGGGCGGCAACAGTGATAGCCATTGCGATCCCGTAATACTGATATGAAGCAGCTGCGCCTGCAGCAACGGTCGCAATGACAGGAATAGCAGCAGGCATTAACGAACCCTCCAGACACTCAGCGGTTTAACTCGTAAACTCACCAGACCATTTTCACCTGGCACCCAGACCGAACCGGAATACACCACGCCAGCGCACTTCGCCCCGCCGTTCTCGACGATGGCGATATCCCCACGCTGAGCCAGTTTCACCGGTACTTCGTCGAGATATCGTGCAAACACCTTTTCAAGTGAACCACCACCGCGAAGAATGGCCTTTTTAGCCCCCGGTTCATTGTCATAAGTTCCACGCCAGTCTGCCGCATAGTCATCGCCACACATGGCCTGTGCGCAGTCAGCCGCAAACAAGCAACAGTCATGTTTGCCCCATGAAAAAGGCCGCTCAATAGCGGCCTTCATCACTGCATTTAATCTGTTTTGCCAGTCAGGGTGCTTCATGCTTCCTCACTTATAAGTAAACCCAGGCGCATCCTTTTTGTTGCCCCAGAAAATGGAACGCTCAGCCATCTGCGCCACATAGCGGAATATGCGGTCGCCAGAATAAGAAGCCTGCTGTGATTCGTCGGTATAGCGATCCGGGAAAGGTCGTTGCCAGTCTTCAAAAATATTACTGATGGTGTACTGAAGAGCGTTGGTTTCCCCGGCTGTGGCCCCGGTACCCGATACCTTCCCTTTTAACAGAAGATCGGCAACCTGCACCACGCCGTTGTCATCCATCGCAACCAGGTAGATTTCAGCATTACGCCCAACACAACGTTCATTCAGTGTTTTGGCGAACAGTGACAGGTCAAGCCCGGAAAGCGTCATCTTCACCTGCGTCGGGCTGGTCGTGTTCGTCTCAGTGGCATCATCAATCGAGCCCATGCGTCCCATGCCGTAATAGACGTAGCCACCCAGCACTATCGTCCCGGTACCGGAATGCACGTAAACAGTGCCGGACTCAAACTGAATGCTTGCGGCGATCACCGCTGTCACCCGGTCGCGGGAAAGCCAGTCAACCATTGCGTCAGAAAATGGTGAATACAACATTAAAACGCCTCCTCAAGCTCCAGCGTGTAACTCGTAAACACTCCTGGCACCCTGTTCCCCGCCCCCTGCTGGTTATCCTTCAGTTTGAAAATGCCGTAAGGTTTCTCCACCTCAATCGCAGCATTAGCTGGCGGGGGACTACGAAGCATTGGCGCAAACGTAATCATGGCGGTCCCGTTAGCGGCGCTCGTCACGTCGGCGGTGATCATCTTCAGTTCATCGTTCACAGTGATATAGTCGCCTTGTTTCAAAACCATTACGCCAGGAGTCCATCCGCGCGTCTGCAATTGTGTCCCCGTCTGACTGGCACCATTCACAACCGGTACACCTGCCGGTGTTCTTCCTCCCCGCCCCCAGTCGTGGATTTTCACCCTGCCATACTCACCATCGAGTTCAGCAATTAGCGCATCAATACGTCGCGACTTCTCATCTGAAAGATTGTTGAAAGTTAGGGAACATACCCAACGGGTACCAGGGAAACGGACAGTCTGTGATACGCCGTTGAAGGGGGATCGAAAAGTTTTTGTGTTGCTTTCAGGTCGCCAAGTTAAAGACGCCGGACAGATATCATTCGGCCATTCAAGTGCAGCCATAAATCACTCCTGGAGAAATACGCATAAGGCGGCTACTGATCGTTTATCAGGATGTTACTGATTTACATACCTGGTTATGGTTGTTACTCAGCCCGTCAGTGGTGGGACGCTGGCGAACCTATATGCAGAGGGATGGCTGATTACCTCTGGATAAGGAATGACATGAGTAAATATACATTCGAAGAGATAGGCATGGATTTGGATATGCCATCATATGAGCGCACTGTGGATGCACTTATTGTTGGCTACGCAGCACTAGCCAGAGCAATAGATAAATTAGATCCTGAGTTCTCCTCCGCGTTGTTCGAGACGCTTGATAATGCCTATAAAATGAATGAGGGTGTGCCTTGCCATAAAGATATAGCGCGGCTTGCAATGATTACCAAAGTGGCCCTAACGAAACCCGAATAGATCCACATTTATCAACTATCTTCACTTCATCATTAGTGATATTCATCTTATGAGCGGCCTGTTTCTGGGCCGCTTCAATAATCTTCACGACAACATTTTGAGCATGCTCTTTTGCACGCTGATTGTACCCTTCTAGTGTAAAATCAGTTGTTAACTCTTCACTGTATGGAATGTTAGCCAGCGTTTTTGAACCGATATTTACCGACACATTGCTGCCAATGCGCTGTATGAATTTCATGGCTAAGTCTTTGTTCATAGTGAAACTTAATCCATTCTTTTCTGGAAATTCCACCTTGAACTCCAGCGCTTCCACTCGTTGCTCTAAAGTCATAACTATCTCCTGCCTTTCGGCAATTTATATTGAAAAATTTGGACGTCACACGCCTAATAAACGACGCGCCTGGCCCCGATTGGAAAAGTCCTGAAGCAAATCCTGACGCGCCTGCTTAGCGCCATCATTCGCCCCCTGACGGGCGGCTTCCTGCATAGCCTGTTTAAGTGCCGCATCTCCGTTACCGGAGATGGAAAAGTGTTGGGTAATATTTATATCCCCATTCCCACCAGATGCGGGCTGTGCCCCAACCATACGGACCCCCAGAGAACCATCGGCAGAACGCGTCAGCGGCATAATCGCTTCTGGCCCAGCTTCTCCCATCAGCCCCGCGCCCTTTGCGAAAGCAAAATAAGTTGGTGTCCTCACAACGCTGTTGCTGTAAGCACTGAGACTTTCAGAAGCATAGGCACCTCCTTTGGCATTCAACTTAATACCAGACGCAGCAGAGTTATAAGCGCCTGAGGGTGTACTTCCACCAGCCCCAGACGCACCAAACATTCCGCCAATAGAACTGAAAAAACCGCTATTACTGGCCGACCGCAGGGAATCCACCAGCATCGCGTTCAGAATGATTTTCTGCATAGACTGAAGCACCGAATTGGCCCAGTCTTCCCAGTCGACTTTATTACCGGCCAGAGCATCAGAAATATTACCGACCAGCCCAGACATGGAGTTATTAACCAGATCAGCAGACTGCGAAGCGTAATCCGAAGCAGTATCAGCCCAGTTAGCGAATCCTTCACGCATGCCAGCGGTCCAGTTGCTGCGCTGGGCATCAGAGGCAGTGTAATAAGCTTCCTGATCGCGAAGACGTTCATCGAGATAGCGCTTATTCAGCGCCAGTTCCTGACGGTAGAGGTCCTCGGAAATATCTCCAGATTGATATTGCCGCTGTAGATCAACGTTCTTCTGCTGAAATTCCTCTCGTATGCGCAGCATTTCCTGCATTCGCTCGCGGATACGGCTTCCCTGCCCATACCCTGTCAGCTCTGCCTGATTAGAAGATCGCGCACTGGCGTTGGCATCAGCGAGGTTTGCTTCATATGCTGTCAGTTGTTCACGAATCTTCTGCTGGTCGATAAGTGCTGCATTTTGCAAAAGCGTTTGTTTCTGCGTTTCGGTCAGCGTAGCAAGCTCACCCTGGCTTACCTGATATTTCAGTTTAGCCAGTTCGGTATTTTGCCCAGCCAGAGCGATTTGCTCTTTCTGCTGTTTAATCAGCTTGTCGTAAGTATCCGCCGTTTTTTCAGTTTCTGTTTTCCCGCCTTTAGCTTTCGGCTTATTAGCCTGATTATTTCTCCATTCCGCCAGGCCGTTGTTTATCAACTCCTGTCTGTTTGTCTGATACTGAGGATCATTTGTAAGCCCGAGATCGTCAGCGGCGTATCCGAGTCGCGCCCGCTCTTTCGCCTCTCCCTGTAACCGTGACAGCTCCAGTTCGCGGCGACTCTTCGCCAGTGCATCAGTCTGCTTGCTGGTCAGATCGGCCTGAGGTATACGTAGAGGAATGTTGGCAAGTCCCTGTCTCGCACGAAGAAGATCATTACCAAGCCCCAGTAGCCTGTTGAATTCAGTATGCTGGCCATTCATGTTTACCAGAGACTGATACTCAGCATTTTGACGCCAGGCTCGCTCTTTAATCAGGTCATTACGCCGCCTTTCGTTTTCCTCAAGAGCTTGCGATACCGATCGAGATGTTTCTCTCAGTTGAGCAAGTTTTTCTTCCTCAACTGAAATTTGATCAGTCAGTATTGAAATTGACTTAAGAATGTTGAGATCGTTTTCTTGAGTTATTCCCGGCTTATTTCTCGCCTCATTAAGTTCATTAATCTGACGGTTCAGGCTGGCTACACTTTTTTCCTGCTCTGTAATCAACCTTTTTTGTTCTTCCAGTGCTGCGACAGTCTGACTACGGTTGCTGTCCAACTCAGGAAGAGACATTTTCGATGTCTTCTCTTTGATCTCGTCAATCTGGTTTGCATATTCGCGGGCAGATTGTCGGGCCTGTTCCTGATTCTGGTACATGGTGTACCAGGCACCAGCGCCAAGCATCAGTAATCCCGGCAGACCACCGACCAGTGAAAGCAGCCCTGTTGCTCCACTTTTGACAAGTCCCATCACAGAGGTCGCAGAGTTAAGAGCCTGCTGTGATGCAGTAACAGCACGGTTAGACTGAACCAGCGCGGCATTTGCCGTGATCATAGCCCGTCTTTTCGCAATAGCGTTCTGCGTTGCTGTTGCCTCTGCATTGGTGTTACGTGCAAGCTCAAGCTCTGTCTGAGCCAGTTGGTAAGATCGTTCTGCTGCAATTGCATCAGCTGCTGCTTTTCGCTGAGACTGTGTTGCTGAACTG